ACCTTAAATTGCTGATCACTAGTATTTGAAATAGTTTGTTTTTTCCATTCTTCATCGCGTCCCGGAACTTCGCTCCAGTGAACATCAGTAAAGATATATTCATTTTTACCTTTTTCTGCATCGTGCCACATTCGGTAGAAATGATTCATACCGTGTGGAGTGGAAACTATAATAACTTTGGTATTCTTGCCGGATGTAATGGTTGGATAAACTGATGCGAAGAATGAATCTGCAATGTGATTGGGAACAAAAGCAAATTCATCCAAAAATAAGATATTGAATGACATACCACGAACCGCAGAAGCAGAAGTAGAAGCAGCTAAGATCTTACTTCCATTCTCCAATTCAAGAGATCCTTTATTCCAAGATATAATACCTTGTTGCATCCACTTTGGTAGATTTTCATATGCAGTCTGAAGTCTATCTAAAAGTTCTCTTGCAGTTGCTGCTTTGTTTGCGAGAATACCAATATTTACGTTATCGTTAAAAACTGCATAATGAAGTAAATATGCAACAACAGTGGTTGAATTATGAGTCGGTATAAAAGTTTTTCCACATAAAAATAAATGATTATCACTATCAACTTGGATACAAGCAACTGGAACACTATCAATTTTTTCTATTTTATGAATATAGTGCCTATCTTCCTGAGGTCTAGTAGATCTTTGTAAGTCACAAACATCAATTTTTCTTGGAAGATTGAAAACTTTATGTTTTGTCGTAAAAGATACTGTATGATAATAATTATCTTTTATTTTTTTATGCCTTATGTTTGATTTGATACCCAAACTTGACAATAATTCCACAAATTGTAATATAAACTCATAATTTTTTTGATAAAATTCGTAAGATCTTGTATTTCTTTTTACAGATCCATCAGTATCCATTAATCCACGAAGAAGCTCCATTCGGTCATCAATTGATGATCTTAAATACTCTATTGGAATATGTTTATTTTTTAAAAGATTATATGATTTTAGATTTAAATATAAGTCTCTAACCTTAAATCTAATACAGTTATCAGTATCTCTTTCATATTCTACATCTATTTTTGTTTTATAAAAATTAAAATCATCTTTATGTGATATTATTCTCCCATCTGTAGAATACCCATCCCCCAACCAAACTCCCAAAAGATAGGGATCGATATTTAAATTATTTTTTGCAAATTTGACTGGTTTTGATTTGTGGACAAATAAAGAACCTTCAACACCTTTTCCTCTTTTATTATTTGTTTTTGTTTTGTAAATTTCGTAAATTTGTTTTGAAGTTATAACTTTTTTATTAGTTCTCCAATAAGAACTATCAACTTCCCATAGGTGCTCGGCATCTGCAATTATTTCTTCGCCGTTATCAAAATATAATTTATAACAATCATGATTGTGCATGATCTCAGTTTTCATTGTTACTGAAACATTATTGCCATCAGGAGAAAGAATAATATCTCCAACCTTAAGATCTCCCATTGTCGTCCAACCCTCTGGCGTTGGAATTGGAGTATCTAAGGATAAGGCTTTGCCCGTCTGCCTGGGCATCTTACAGATATTAAATCTGTGCCTATGAAAATTTTTAATTAATTTTTCTTGAAAATTGTAAGGTTGAAACTTTTGCAATCCATGATCGAGAGTAACAATCTTTACATAATTTTTAGAAAAATAAACTGGATCATCCTGACATTTAACAAACTCAAGAATTTGTTCTTCAGTAAATTCAATCTGCGTATTTGCTTTTTTGAGCAATGGATTGCCCAAGTAAACATCATTTGACATAATAAAAACTCTTCATGTTACCATTTAACTTTATTTGCCCAATAAGCAGCGGACATTGGACCTTTAGAAATATTTTTGGCATGTCTTTTCTGAAATGCACCTCGACGATTTGCATATTCCTCTGACTCACCTTCTTTTTTTGGAGAACCTTTTACCCCTCTTTGCCCAAAACGAATAATTTTTTCTTCTCCTCCAGAACATGCCTTAACAACATGTGACTTTCCAGTAAGAGAGTCACCAACTGCTTGTGCTCTTGGTTTATTGCACTTCATTTTTGATTTATCTAATTTTACTGCTTCATCAATCTCAATCTCTTCTCCTATAGGTTTTACATAATTTTTATTTGGACCAAACTTTGGCGCACTTCCTCCTTGTGGTCCAAATGCTTGAATTAAAGGTTGACCTGGTTGAAGTTCAGAAACAGAGTGATGAATTACAACTGATCCAGGATAGACTTTCTGAAGTTCATTGCTAATTTCTTTACGAGTTGGAAGTTTTACTTGTGGAAAAAACATTTTCATTGAGTAATATTTTGCCCTCCAAGAAAGAGTAATTGCAATAACATTTCCAGTTTGTGCTTGAAGTCTTGTTGCCTCTTCTACTTGAGACTTAAACCCTTTAATTGGTTCTGGTTTAATAATATCTACAACTTCAGCAAAGATATTACCTTCAGCATCTTCAATTGATACATCTTCAACTTTTACGGAATCTGGATATCTTTTACCAAACATTTTTTTCATTCCTTTCTTTTTATAATCTACCCAACACTTTTCATCGAGAATTTCATTTGTTAGTTTATCTACAAGAGTTTCTTCTTTATTTAAATTCATTGGTGGTAAATCAACTGGACCTGTTAATTTTTTTACCATTTCTGGTGGTAATTGTGCTCTTTGTTTTGGTGTCATTCTATGAAGCTTTTGTTGGGGGTTTGTCAAAGGCTTTTTATTTTTGTTAATTTCAAAACTTTTCCCTTCACCAATGTCCATTTCTCCACTTGCTACATAATCTGCCACAGTATCCAAGTAGTCTGCTGCTTTAGTGATTTTTGATTGAACCCATGCTTCTAAATCACCTTCACCCTTACCGACCTTTTGTTCTAGTCTCTTAAGTGCGTTATGGATAGTTTTTAACTCTGATCTTGCCATAGAATATTCTTCATCCTTTACCGAAACTTTATCCCATACTTTTTCACCATAAGAACATTGGGATCTTGTTTCTCTCTTATTGCATAAAGGACAGTATCTTTCTTCTTCGTGCATAGTTGCCTCCGATTTAGTTCCCCAGTTGTCTGCACCAACTTTACGACATTTAACAAGTGCTCCAGATGCATATGCACTAGGCCAAACATCATAACGAGACTTTACCTTATGATAACAAGCATCTTTTTTTCCAGACTTTTTCTTTTCTTGTAATTCCATTTCTTCGGTTCTTACGTTGGTTGGTTTTGCTGCGTTCTTTTTTTGTGGTTGATTTGGATCTTTTCTATTCTTTCTTTCAAATGCTTCATCCTCTTCTTTTGGAGAAAGATTTGATGCCATTTTAGAACTTCCGCATTTTGGGGTTGAAGTTTGTCCCGGTTGCCGTGCGCAAGGAGCACCAGCAAATGGACCACCAATTTGGCGCCACCCCGGAACTTTTCTTCCAGTTTTGGGATCTGTTCCACTAGATTTTTTGAACCAATCATGGAGACCTTTATCTCCAGATTTATTTTCTTCTTTTAAATTTTCAATCCATTCATCTGGAGTTTTATCGTGTTTATTCACAAAGGCATTATGAAGTTGTTCAGCAGTCATATCATTTTTTTTCATAATATTGTGCATAAGTTTGTCAATCGAATCGTATGAAGTATTTTTTAATTTTTTTAATCGTTCTTCAAGTTCTTCAACTGCAATATTCTCACATCCACAATGCTCTTTTACATCTTTGAATTTTTTGTGATGCTTTTTAGCATCTGCTTCCATCTTTTTCAAACGTGTATAATAATCTGGAATTTCATCAAGATGTTGAAGAGCAATATCCATTGCTAAATTGTGATCTTTTGTATGCTCATGCTCAATAGGTTCGCCCATATCAAGTTGCTTTTGTATAAAAGAAACATCCATTCGATGTTTCCTTGCAATTTGTTCAACCGTCTTATGAGATTTAAATCTATTCATTAGTTAAACGAACCCTTGATTTATTTATTATTCTAATTGATTTTGTGATTGTTGCTTTAAAAGTTTTGCCAATTCTGTAGTAGAACCGACAAAAAGAGCATTATTTACGGTTGTTGTTCCTTTTGAAGTATCCTCTTCTACATCCTTTTTAATCTTATGTAATGCCATAAGTTTTTCTGTCGTTTCGGTGGTAGTTTTAATTAACTGTCCAAGAACTTCGTATGCCCGAGGCATTTCACTTTCTTGTGCCAATTCTAACATTCCGTTAATTGCTTCTTGCCCCTTCTCCACTAAAGAATATAAATTTCCTCTTGCATAATCATAATCTTTTTTAATATCATCGGCATCTGAAGTATATTTTTGTATTTTTTCAGCAACTTTTTCTTCCTCGACTGGAACTATTTCCGCATCTACATTGAATGTTTCGTTTAATTTGTCAAATTTTTTTACCATTTTTTATACTCTATCAAAATGTAGAACCACTAAATCCAAAATCATCTCCAGTTTCTATAAGTTCATTATCGGTGCTTGTGATTGACTTGATTGCTGCACCTGCTAAGTGTGAAGTAATTGGTGTCCCATCTTTTCCTCTTTCGACAGTAAGAATATTTCCGGATATAAGTTTTACAAATATCTCTTCTCCTTCAATATCAAGATATGTATTTGGTAGAATTGAAGATATATCATTTACAGTAATTAGAGTATCCTCAGTGCTAATATCATTTGATATATTTGTTACTACAATTCCTGTATAATTTTTAATTGCCCTTGGTTCTGCAGAATAAACCACCTCTCTAGTTGGTGTATTTGTAGTATCTCCAGTAATATAACTGATAGTAGTTTTTTTGATGATATCTTTTGTTGTAGAAGATGTTGGTCCAAACAAGTAAGTTTTTGCAGTAAATCTTAATGTATAAATTAAAACTCTTCTAGATGTAAAATCACCCTCATAATCATCTTGCATTGTGATGTTCTCTAAAATTACTGGAACATCTCTTTTTTCATTAATTTCAT